CTGGTGACCCTTTCATCGTAAGAGGTGGTTATCGTTGCCGTCATACATGGATTCCAACAAGTCCTGAGTGGAATATATAACAGGGAGTAATAAATGGCTGAAGAAAACAATGTAGAACAAACTACAGAAACTAAAGTAGAAGAACAACCTACTGAACAACCAAATGAAAAAGTTAATTCAAATACCTTTTCAGAGGAAGATGTAAACAACATCGTCAAACAAAGACTAGCAAAAGAAAGAGCATCAATTTACAAAAAATTAGATGTTGAAGATTTAGATACTGCAATTAGTGCCGTCAAACTAACTAGAGAAGCAGATGAAAAATCTAAAATACAAAAAGGTGAGTTTGAACAAATACTAAAAGAAAAATCAGAAGAGTTTAACAAAAAATATACAACTTTAGAAAGTGAACTGAAAGATATAAAAGTTAACAAAGCTATTCTTTCATCAGCATCTAAAAATCGTGCTATCAATCCAGACCAAGTTGTTGAGTTATTAAAACCAAATTTAAAACTTAATGAAACAGGAGGGGTTGAAATTTTAGATAAAAATGGTATAGCTCGATATAACAGTAAGGGTGAACTTTTAACCACTGATGAATTGGTGACAGAGTTTTTAAATGCAAACCCTCACTTTGTCAGTGCAACTCCAAGTGGTTCTGGCTCAGTGTCAAATGCAGGTCGGAACGAACTTAATACTCCGTTAAAGTTGAGTGATTTAGATATGAATAATCCTGAGGACAGGAAGAAGTACGCTGAATATCGAAAAGAACGTAATTCAAAACCAACTCAGATTATTTTAAATAAATAACCATTAATAGGAGTAAACAAAATGGCTAATGAAACAACAAGTAGCACGATATCAGAACTATATACTGAAATCGTTGCTGAAGCATTGTTCGTCGCAAGTGAACAATCAATAATGAGAGGTCTTGTAAGAAATTACAGTATCGTAGGTGGTGGTAAATCTGTTGAAGTGCCGATTTATGCAACTGTATCTGCTGGTGCAGTAAGTGAAGCTGCTGATCTTTCAAACACTGCTGTCAACCCTTCAAGCGTGACTATCACTGCTTCAGAGGTTGGTATCATGACAACACTCACAGACCTAGCAAGAAACTCAGCATCAAGAAATGTTGCTGGTGATATTGGTAGATTATTCGGTGAAGCAATCGCAACAAAGATTGACACTGACATAGCTGCTTTATTCACAGGATTTTCAACACAGAAAGGACCTGGAGCTGGTGCCGAATTAACTGTTCAAGATTTATTTGAATGTGCGGCTGAACTTAAAACAAACAAAGCACCTGGACCTTACTATGGTGTATTTCATCCTAAACAAATTTTTAATGTTAAAAAATCTTTAACAAATACATTTGTTGGTAGAGATACTGATCTTTCTAATGAAGCTATGAGAACTGGTTTTGTTGGTACTGTTGCTGGTGTTCAAATCTTTGAAAGTTCAAACATTGCAGTAGACGGATCAGACGATTCAATCGGTGGAGTATTTTCACAAGACGCTTTAGGTCTAGCTATGATGCAAGATCTAAAGATTGAAACTCAGCGTGACGCAAGTCTTAGAGCTGACGAAATTGTGGCAACTGCTGTATTTGGCGTAGGTGAATTACACGATTCATATGGCGTTAAATTAACTGCAGACACTCTAGCTGCTTAACTTTTACAATATAGGGGTGGTCAATCCACCCCTTATTTGATATAAAAAATTATGAGTATAGAAACAGTAAAACTTTTTAACAAAAAAGGCGAAGTGATTGAGAGATACAAACACGATTACGACAATAACGTAGAGAGATTTAATATGCGTGGTTGGTATTTACCAGATACTAAAGTTGCTAAAGAGCCTGTTAAAGAAGTTAAAAAAGTAGAAAAAAAAGTAGTCAAAAAAAAGAAATCTAAAAAATAATGGCTACTACATTGTTCGGTGTCGCAAATAGTAATTTGCAAAAGATACAACCTGATATTTTAGGTTTTGGTATTACGGACTTTGGCGATCAATTACAATTTGCAGAAAATGATGTACTGAGACGTATTCGTGAAGAATGGTGGGAAAGATATAGACATCAAGTTAGATATAAAGATATTACAAAGATTACTACTGTTGAAATGACAAACAGTAAATTAACAACTACTCAATGGACTCAATCAGTCGTCTATTTATCATTATGGAAATATATTTATCCAATATTGACTAAATGGCGTGACCCAAACACAGGTGAGGGAAAAGATACTTTTCAAGTACAAATTGATTTTTACAGGGACAGATATGACGAGGAGTTCCAAGCAATTCTTAGGGATGGGGTTGAGTACGATGAAGATGGTGGGGGAACAGTATCAGACAGTGAGAAAGAAGCATTACACAATTTGCGTCTTGTTAGGTAATGGATTTAAAAATAAAGGCGAACACCTTAGAAGTCACAAACTTTCTTAAAGGTATTTCAAGACGTCAATCCAAAGCAATAAAAACTTCATTAAACAGAGTTTCAAACATGGCAGTGTTAATGATTACTAAAAGAACACAGTCAGGTAAATTACCAGACGGAGGTAGTTTTGAGCCATATACAAAAAAAACTAGAGAGATGAGACAAGACAAAGGACGTCAAGTTTCATTTGTAGATTTGACTGATACAGGTAAAATGTTTAGAAGTTTAGATTTTAAAGTAGGAGGAAATAAGAGTTCATTATTTTTTTCTAATCAAGAGAGAGCAAAAATTGCCTTTAGGCATGATGTGTTAGGAGTAGGAAAAAGAAAAACTAAAAGACCTTTTTTCTCTATCGGTAATAAAGAAGAGGATAAAATTAGAAATGAATTTAGTAGATTTTATTTTAGTCAGTTAAGAATATGAGCAAAAGAGAAAACATAGCAAACGATATTATTTCCAAACTTGATGCAGTTTCAAGTCCTATTGAGTTCAAGAAACTCACAAGAGAGCCTTTTGAGGTTGAAGAATTAAGTGATGCGCAGTTCCCAAGTGCTTTTATACAATCAGGTGACGAAACAAGAGAAGTATCTTCAATGGGTGATACAGGCTCAGGAACACATAGAGGTACAATAGATTTTATTATTGTTGCATTTGGTAAAGGTACAACAAGCAATATTGATACTGTTAGAAATCAGATTATTGAAGTAGTTGAAGAAACTCTTGATTCTGATATAACTAGAAATGGAAATGCATTGGATACACAAATTGTTGAAGCATCATCAGACGAGGGTACTATCTATCCTTATGGTGGTGTGAGAATAACTGTGCGAGTAATGTATGAATTCACAAGAGGGAGTGCATAATGGCAAAAGACGTAAAAATGAAAAAGGGCGATAGCATGATTACTTGTTCAGAGGATTTCGTTGAACATTACACAAGCATAGGTTATCAAGTTATCGAAAATAAAAAGAAAATTTCAGTTGAAAAAGAGACTGAAAAGATTATAAAAGAATTAACCAAATCTAAAAAGGAGTAAATTATGGCAACACATCACGGAAAAGAAGGAGTTGTTCATGTTGGTGGAACTAATATCGGAAACGCTACTGGATTCACTATTGATACAACCCAAGACGTTGTTGAAGATACACCATTAGGAAGTTCAATGAAATCATATCTAGTTGGCAGAGGTACATTCACTGCTACTATTGATATGAACTTTGATGAAACTGATTCTGGTCAAACTACTTTAGTACAAGGTGCTAGTGCGAGTTTTGAATTTATGCCAGAAGGAAGTGCGTCAGGGGACAGAAAATTTTCTGGTACAGGTATCGTCACAGGAATGTCAGTTGGCGTGACACTTGACGGAGTGACTACAAGAACAGTTTCTCTACAAGGCACAGGTGGTCTAACTATCGGAACTGTATAATTGAATGGCTGATAAAATTGATTACTTTGACGGAGTCAGAGATCATTTTTCAACACTAGATACACAAGTTATAGAGGTTCCTGAATGGGGATTAACAGGCGATAAAGCGATTTATTGCAAACCTTTTAATATGATTGAGAAATCTAAAATATTTAAGGGTGCACAAGATACTGATCTTATTGTTTTGATTGATGTTATTATTGAAAAAGCATTGACCAAAGATGGTGATAAAATGTTTAATGCAACACATATTCTTGCTTTTAAGACTAAAGCAGATACAAATGTTATTGCAGATGTTGCGACAAAGATTATGGGAACAGGCAATACAACTGTTCTTGAAGCAAAAAAAAACTAAAAAATAACACAGAATTACATAATGCCTTTGCTCTAGGCGAAAAACTTCACAAGACCTTACCAGAAATCTTGCAAATGTCCGTATATGAGTTTAATATGTGGATTGCGTATTTTAATCTTCAACAAGAGGAACAAGAAAAACAAGAACGCTTAGCAAAGGCAAAAAGATAATGGCAACCAAAAAAGTAAATATTGATATCATCGCTAAAGATAAAACAAGACAAGCGATGCAATCTGCTACTGGTGGAGTCAATTCATTAAAAAATTCTGTATTCAATTTAAAAAATGCTCTTATAGGTTTAGGTGCTGGAGTTGCAATTAAATCATTTGTAGATGTAGGAAAACAAATTGAATCATTACAAGTTAGATTAAAATTTTTATTTGGTACTGCTGAAGAAGGTGCCAAGGCATTTGAAGCAATGGCAAGATTTGCTTCGAAAGTCCCTTTTAGTCTTGAACAAATACAACAAGGTTCAGGTGTTTTAGCAGTCGTAAGTAAAGACGCTGATGAACTTGCTGAAATATTAGAACTTACAGGAAACGTAGCTGCAGTCACAGGTTTAGATTTTAGAACTACTGCAGAGCAAATTCAAAGATCATTATCTGCTGGTATATCTAGTGCTGATTTATTTAGAGAAAGAGGTGTTAAAGCAATGCTTGGTTTTAGTGCTGGTGCAACTGTATCAGTAGAACAAACTAGAGATGCATTATTTAAAACTTTTGGAAAAGACGGACAGTTTGCTGGTGCTACTAAAGATTTAGCAAATACTCTTGAAGGTACTCTATCAATGATAGGGGATAAATATTTTAATTTTCAAAAGCAAGTTGCAGAAGAATTTTTTGTTGCATTAAAAAAAGAGTTTGGTGCTTTAGATGTAGCGTTAGCTGAAAACGAACAAGCCATAAGTGATATAGCACAAGCAATAGGAAAAGGTTTAGCAAATGCAGTCACAGTCGCATCAACTTCAATAAGTTTCTTAAAAGAAAATTTTGAATTAATTAAAACTCTCGGTATGGCAGTTGTTATATTTGGCGTCACTAGAAGAATGTTAGGACTAGCTATAGCAATTAAAAAAGTTGGTCTTGCATTTAGAACTTTAAACAAAGTATCAATGCGTAATTTTATTGGTTTATTAGCTGCTGCTGGATTCATTATTGCAGATATGACAGGCAAGTTAGATGAATTTTTTGCTTTATTAGAAAAACCAAAAACAATGTCCGAACTTGG